GTTTGCATTTACGTTTTTGATTCTCCACTGCCTTCTTGTATCTGTCGATCCTATTTCGCCCCCATCATAATTACTTGCAAAGGTCTTCATATTTTGTGCTATGAATTCTATGTTGTGCCATATCCCTACTAAGATATCCTGGTTGTGGTTTAACTTTAATAAACTTTGATACCCAATTCGCAAATGCTTCTAACATAGTTTTCTCCAAGTAATTATGGTGGAGGCGGCGGGTACTGCCCCCGCGTCCAGCCTACATCCATCCAGTTTCACTGAATCATTTTTATTTATACTAGTATTATACCATACTTTTTCTTGAATGTAAACCACTATTTTTATAAATAGAAATAGAAATTCAATGGAGAAAAACATGCGCAACTTTCTTGCGGTTGCTTTTTTTGTAATGATTGCCGTGACCCAGGCAAACGCGCAAACTACTTCAAATGTTAATACAGATTCAAAGTCTAATTCAACTGTAAATACAGATGCTAATTCTAAGACTATTGTTATCTCGCCACCACCTTCGGCTATTAGTCCAAGTATTGGCTCGTCATCATCTGATCTCTGTTTATCTGGAGTCTCAGGTGCTGTTCAGACTCAGATCCTTGGTGTATCTACTGGGGAAATGGTCCGCGATGAAAATTGCGAAAGATTAAAAATATCTAAAACCCTATATGATATGGGTATGAAAGTGGCTGCGGTGTCAGTCCTTTGTCAGGATCGTAGAGTATTTGATGCAATGGAAATGGCAGGCACTCCTTGTCCATTCTTAGGTGAAATTGGTGACAAAGCAACTGACGGTTGGAAAGATAACCCAGGTCGCATACCACCAGCTGAAGTAGTGGAGACAAAGGATGACGTTCAAGAACGTAATGCAAAGATTGGCGCTGGTATCGGTGGCCTTGCTTTGCTCCTACTCTTACTCTAACGCGCAGGTTTCAACCGGCACTCCAATATGCTCGACAGATGGAACTACTAATCCTTTGAATAGTAGCGTTAATGGCACGTGTATTGATCCCGTAGATAACACTATTAAACCTATTGGTGATCAAGGCGACTTTGGAACAGGTGGTCATAACACCGGTAGTTCTCATAATCAGATGTATCAAATGACAAACAAAATGACTGGTGCAGTTACGCAGACAGACTATATTATGCACTTTTCATATACCCCTGACACTTGGATTTCTAACTTTGCTATTAATCAAGCCCTTGCAGGTGCAGGGTTTGATATTACAGGTTATGTAGCAGAATGGCAATGGAAAAATGAAAACACTAACACTACAAATGGTGTGTGTAATGCACAAAAAGTAAATGGTGATTGTTTAGACGATTTGATAATTACAATTGACGCATATGCAAGTGGCGTTAATATCTATAGCGATGAATGGGATTACAGCCAGTCAAAATCAAATGGCTGGACGCTTGAACAAATTGTAAGCTTTACTCCACAAGCATTAATTCCGGGAACCCATATCGATGAAATAGAAGTTACCATATACGGTAAAGATAACGGGTTCTGGCAAGGTATGTATGGACCTAAGGTAATGAACTTTGGTGGTTCATTAATTCTTCAGCCTGATGGGTGTACACTAAATGGTGCTATTTCAGATCCTAGCTGTCCGGGATATGCTGCAGCATTGTTTAACCAACAGTGTACTGCTAACCCACTATTTGATCCTAGCTGTCAAGGATACTCAACTGCAAATCAAAATTTAATTTGCAATCAAAATCCTGCAAGTGATCCAAGCTGCCCAGACTATTATATCGCAAATTGTAATTTAGATGCTTTATACGATCCAGGATGTTCTGGATATGCAGACGCATACTTTGATCAACAGTGTTCTATGGATGCGCAATATAGCGATCAATGTATCGGATTTGTCGATTTGTCTATTGACGATGATGCAGTTGAAATATATGACCCAGTAGTAGAAAACGTTTTAGAACAAGAATATAGTGAACCTATTTACGCTGCAGATATTCCAACCTTTGAATTTGAATACGTAGAAGAAAACGTTCAAGAAGAACCAGATACTGCATCTTATGGTGACGAATTTCAAGTATTAGACGATGACATTGAAGCAGAAATTGCTGCTTTAGAAGCTGAAGGCGAAAACGGAGACGGTGAATTAAATTTAGAAGATGACATTGAAAACGAAATCACGCAATTGGAAGAATCAACAAAGGAAGCAGATGCAGAAGATCCTCGTAATGGTGGTAGAGGAAAGAATATGGAGGATGACATTGAAGCAGAGCTCGCGCAATTGGAGAAAGAGTCGGATACCGAAGAAGGGAAGTCAGAGTCCACGAATGACGATGAATTACAAGTGTCCGATAATACTAATAGGCCCGACGGAGTGGTCGAACCCAGTGGAAAAAAAGACACACGGAAAGCCATACCTAACAAGACTACTTCAAGGCGGGACAAAATGCGGATGCTCATCGCACAAAAGGCAATAGAAACTACTAGGGAATTAGAAAACGCTATTAGTTTTGAGCAATCGCTGGACATACAACGTAGACTACTTGCATTGATTAGTTATGTTCCAGATTTTAAGAATGAATATGGTAAAAAAGAAATCAATCAAGTTAACTTTTATCCACCAAAACCAACAGTCGACCATGCATATGCGAGATGGTTCCTTAATGATCCAAAATTCGGTGCAATGGAAGACCTACAATACAATTTTAATTAGGAGCAAAACATGGCTGAAATAGAATACGGCGGAATCAAAGTAGGAGGCAGTAAGCTCCTATTAGTATTGCCACTTATTGGAACATTAGGCGGAGGTCTCTGGGGAGGCTTTGAGTTCTACAAAGATTATACGGATATGAAAGAACAAATCCAAAACTACGTAGCACCTGACTTATCAGAATTTGATAAGAACCTTGCACTCATCAAGGAAGAAATGGTCATGACCAGAGAAGAGGTTGGTATTATTAAAGATGCAATTGGTGAGCAAGTAGATTTTATGCGTGATACTAAACATGACTTACGTGGTGACTTAGTTCGTATGGAAAAAATCTTAGATAAGGTTGAGAATGATATCGATAAAGTAGAAGATGAAACTCAAAATCTCATGGACAGAACTAAATCAGACGCAAGAGCTATGATCGAAGATGCTAACAATCGTTTCAACGATAAAGTATCTGGCATGGAAGGTTATGTCAAAAGAGAATTGCAAGCACTTGAAGAAGATCTTAATAGAAAACTTCAAAAATCTTTAGATAACCCACTCGCCAATAGGTAAAGACAATGGTAGAAAAAAAATTAGAACCAGGATCTAAATATAATAATTTAGATAAAGATGGTGATGGTATTGTAACTGATGAGGAAATGATGATGGAAGCAAAAATGATTGAGCTAGAAGATAAGCGAAGTGATATGGAAAATGAAGATAAAAAACAAGACGCACAAAGAAACATGGCGTGGTTTGCTTTATGGGGAATGCTACTATATCCTATAGTTGTTGTTTCTGCAACATTGGCTGGTTTAGACAAAGCAGCCTCTATCTTAGGTGATATGGCTGCTGTCTATTTCGTATCAGTTGCTGCTATCGTGGCAGCATTCTATGGTAAAGAAGCTATAGAAAAAAGAAGTAAACCTGCTCCTCCTAAAAAGTTTTAGGAAGTAGATCTATCATGCATAGCTAATGCAATAATTCCATAATGAACAACTTTAAGAAGGTCTGCTCGGTTTAGACCTTCTTTTTTTCCATATCGCTGAGAGTACTTAAGTACATTACCTAAAGCGAATCCCATACCATGACCACAGTCTTCAATGATCTGTGTAGCTTGATACTTGCCTTGTGAGTAATGAGCATCGTATGTTCCGTCAATATAAGTCTTGATTTCTTTTAGAAGATCACCTTCATTAAAAGCGTATTCAGGATCTGGACCTACGAGATTAATAATATAGTCTTGATCAGTCGCAGACTCTTCAGTTGATGGATCAAAGTTAAATTTGATTTGACGATATTCGTCTTTCACCGCAGCGCCAGTGTATTTAATTGTCATTCGTGTACTCCATAATATTAGGGAAAATTTTACTAATTGCTTCTGCGCAAGCTATAGCTAATTCAATGTGTTCTTTTTGAGTTCCATTAGCAGAACGCAAATCAATGTAATGAATCCAGCTTCGCAGAGTTCCATTAACATACATGCGAGACATGGTACAACCTTCTGGTAATACCGCTCTTGCTTGTTCTTTTGCAATGCCATTATCAATTGCCCATTTATAAACTTCAAGAGATTTACTAATAACCTCCTGCTGATGAATATCCCACTGGTCTTGGATATGTAACGGTGCTGCATCAATCGAGTTCTGACGATTCTTTGGATCTTGCAATCGAGCTCCACGTTTAACAAATAAAAGATCCTGTGTAGGATCAGCATATCGCTGGCTAAACTCTTGGAATGAGAATGAACGGTGACGTAAGAGTTGACGACCAATATCTCGTGTAGTTTCAATCTCTAGGCAAGCAGACACCATTTCGAAAGGCGACCAATGTTTGTGTTGTGCAAGATAATGTAGCAATTTTGTCGACGTTTCCTCGTTAATTTGGTTTGAGGGATTCGAGACACGGGCGCAATAAGCGATAAGTTCTTGGACATCGTTACCGACATGTAAATTCTCCGTTGTTTGCGAGTAGCTAATTAATCTAGCGTTCATAGTGAGACCTTTTATAATATTCATCTAAGTTTTCTATTTTATTGTAATGATCAAGTGCTTTTTCGAAAATTAGCCTTTGACCTTTTTTATCCGGATGAGGATCAAATAAATCAGGATGATGTTTAGTTTTTGTTGTAACCATTATGTTTTCATGGTATCCTAAAACATTCACATTTTTTCTAAAGCCATTTTTAATATCATCTTTATAAAACGTGTGAAGTTTATTTGGTGTAATTCTACGAGGTACATACGAAAACATACCATTAAAGTCATACGTTGTAGAACATAATATATTTTTATTTATGTATTTAATATTAGATTTTTTTTCTACATATGGTTTTAAGAATTGATTTGAAAATCTTTTGCCAATATAGTTATATCTAAAATATCCATTAAACTCTGGCACTAGCTGCATAATAATTAATTTAATATTTCGTCTATCACAAACATCGTGTAAAGCTAAAATGTAAGATACAGTTTCATCAATAAAATATGGAATATTGTAATGGTCAATATAAGAATATCCTGCTAAGTCATCTATTGTCGATTCTTCAATATTTTTCCCTACTTCAGCAAGATACCTGCCATCAAAATTATCTGGTAATTGATGGTGAGTTGCTACGTTCATAAATTTAAGAGTTTTGCCGGCAGTATTATTGATACTGTCTTCTCTCATATATTTCTTTTTAACAAACTCAAATCTATCCCACCCAGTTAATCCTAAAACAACAGTGTCAATTTCAGGATTTTTCTGTAACTCAGACATAGTAATTCTAAAAATATACTTATTACCTACACCTTCCATACCTTTATTGATGAGAGGTTTATTTAATTCTTTTGACAAGTGTTCTGGCCAAGGAACATCTCCTTCGTACCTTTTACACGTAAAACTGCAGCCAACTGCTAACAACATTAGTCATCATCCGATTCATAAATAAAATCATGAACTTTGTTTTTATTTCTAAAAATATACCACCGGGTTTTAATAGTTAGCCATAATTTTTTGATCATAGCTTAAACCCTTGAAATTTTTCTGCACTAACACGTTCAGCAGTAGCAGATTTATCAAACACCGGTGTATCGTCCATTAGTGTTTGCTCACCTTCTTCAACATCATACAATCTCATTTTAGATCGATCTACTCCAATTACAAACCGTTTGTATTTTGTTGGATCATTATATCTATTCTTAAGCTGTTTGACCATGAGTTGACCTTGTTGCTCCAACTCTTCAGTTGAAATAATAGCAAACATTAGATCGGCCGTTGCGGGTAATCCAAAAGACTCACTTGTATCTTCAAGCCCAACATCCGAGTTACTAAAACCAGAACGAGTCGTTTGCGTTGCAGAGAAGACCGGTACGTTGAACTCGACCGCAAGGCCACGTAACTCTTCAGCAACTGCTTTAATGTAGGTGTATGAATTGATCGATCCTCCCATACCTTTCATTCTAGAACTTGAACAAATATTTAGATAATCAATAAAGATAATATCAGGTTCAAATGCACGCTTTAGCTTAAGCTCATTTAATAGCGCGCGGAAATGGCCAGCATGAGCTGAGCCAGTAGGATATTCTTTAACAATTAACTTACCATTTGTTTTAGTTGATAGGTCTGCCACTTTAGTAGAAAACTGATCCTTAGTCATTTTATCTAGCTGATCAATTGGAACGTTAAGTAAATTAGCATCAATACGTTCAGCAATTCTTTCTTCAGCCATTTCCATCGTAATATAAAGAACATTACGACCTTCTACCAAAGCGCCACTAGCAACATGACACATGAATAAAGACTTGCCAACACCAGTACCTGCAAGGGCAATGTTAAGTGTTTTATTTGGTACACCACCTTTTGTAATTTTATTGAGATATTCGAGATCAAACGGTATGCGATCTTCTTCTTTGTTATAAAATTCCCAACGTTCTTCAGCTTGTTCAACATAGTCGTGACCTACATTTGTATCAAAAGCAACACCAAGTGCTTTAGTAAGTAAATCTGGTAATGATCCTTTTGTTAATGATTCGTGTTTTCCATCGATGATAGAAATTGATTCCATGATTGCTATATGCAATGCACGATCTTGACACCATTTTTCTGTTGAATCAATTAGCCATGTTTCATCAACTGTGTCACCTTCAAACAAGGTTTGAGCAACATCC